GCCAAGAATGCTATTATATAAGGCTTTTATTGAACATTCTTAATCATTCATATATAGCAGGGTTGTTTTGTTTAAGTTTACAATAGCCTTATAAACGCCTTTATATAGCGGTATTTTATGCCTTGACTACCCTTGACAGTCTGTCTTACAGTCTATCATTAAAAATTGATATATTTAGCAAATTCATCGCCTATTTTGTCTTGTTTATCTTGGATAGCATGAGTATATATATTAAGTGTTGTCTGTACATTGCTATGACCTAATCTAGCTTGTACTTGCTTAATATCCATACCAGAAGCAAATAATAAAGTAGCGTGAGTATGCCGGAAACCATGAGTAGTTATTGGATAGATACCGGCTTTTTTTGCTATTTGGTGTATTGCTAGCCTTACCGTTTCATTAGCTATAAAACTGTTTTTATTATTACTAAAAATTAATTGCTGCTTATTCATTGCATTGATACCAACTTTTAAAAGCTGCTTACGTTGATTTAGTTGCCACTCTTTTAATACTTGGATTGTCTCAATATCAAGGCTTATTTTTCTAATACTTGCTTTAGTCTTTGGTATCTGAATCTTGATGCCGTTGTTAGTTTTTGCATACGTTTTATTAATAGCGATGGTATTATTCTTGTAATCTAAGTCATGCCACGTTAGAGCCAAGCACTCGCCCACTCTTAAACCAGAATAAGCAAGTAAACGGAATAGAGTATATTTTTTTAAGTCTGTATCTTTAGCAGCAGCAAGGAACTTTTTTAATTCATCTTTATTGTAGTAATTGTCGTGTTTGTCTGATATTGTTGTTTGTTTCTTAGGTTTAATCACATAAAGCATTGGATTGCTTTCAATCATGCCAAGCCTTAAAGCATAATCAAGCGTATTTTTAACGATACTTATAATTTGAGTAAAACCAACAGGAGCAGCAGCAAAAGCCTTATTAGTAAAGTCTTGACAATGCCGCAGCGTGATTTTATCGACATACATATCTTTAAAATAAGGGCGTACATGATTTTTTACACGCCTTTCAATATATCGCCAAGTAGACGCCTTAACAGTTTCTTTATGCAGCTTTAACCATTCATCTAGGACATCGCCAAATTTACCACTCTTAACATCTTTAAAATATTGGTTAGTAGAAACTAAATACTCAATCTTTAATAATTCAGTCTTTGCAGCCTTTTCACTTGTAAACCCTTGCCGCCTTATATAACGCTGCTTACCAGTCAATTCATCAATACCAGCATAAAAACGGAATCTATAAAGTGTTTCATTATCCTTATTAGTGTATCTTATTATCTTAGTCATGTTTATTCATCCTTTTATATTCAAATTAACAACCCGCTTAAATATCAATATAGAGAATGAATGTAAATTGAACACTGGAATTATTGCCAAAAATTGCCGGATTTAAGGACTTTTTAAAAATAAAAAAATAAGCTCAAAAGCCGTTATATAGATGATTGCAAGCGATGCAAGCAAGAAAGCGATGGAAATATCAGAATGCTAAGAATTACTAAGGTTAGAACTTATCAAAACTTAACATTTTACGAACGTTAAAATTATGGCCAGGCTTGATACATCAACAAAAGACTAACATTTACAATATCATAAAACATCAATACTACTTTTTACTACTTTCAAAAGGCAGATTGTTCAGGCTTAAAAAAGATTAGTCTAAAAAGTCTGATAATCCAAGTTGCTTTATTTGCACATCACGGCTATATTTATCTAACTCATAACGACAAGCTAACAAGCCTAGAGATAAGTTATTAGCTTGTTTTTCTTTTTTGCTGATGGCTGAGAATGAACCTACACGGCGATAATAAGGTGTGCCAATATCATTATTTAAAACGTGGCTCAATTCATGACCGAGTATAAAGTCTGTTTGTATTTCATTTAATGAATTATCTACCGTAATTGTTTTAATACGTTTGATAGTTGCCGTATATCCTAAAGTTACATCGCCTAAAGGATAATAAAGCACTGGTATATTTTTCATTTTTAAAATACGTTTTACATCGTATGTATTAAATTCATGATATAAATTGTTAATTGTCTTTTGTGTTGTCATGGTTGCCACCTCTATATTTTTTAGGTGTGAATTTTTTCTTTGCCTCAATCATTGAAACCCTAACGGCAACCTCAAGCGATGCCCTAAGTTTTTCTTTATCTTCTTTAGTCATTGGCTCACCGTAAAAAGATACATCGCCAGTCATATCATTTAATATCTTGTCTACTTGAATACCTATATCTTTTTCATCTTTTTCAGTTAAGTCATAGTAATGTTTCTTTTCTGACCTACCGAGTAAATAGTCTGTTGATACATTAAAATAATTGGCTACCTTCTCTAACTTGTCTGATGGTGCTTTACTAGACCATTTATTTATTGCCCCATTGCTAAAATTTAATTGTTTTTCTAACTCACGAATAGAAATATTTTTCTCACTTGCCAATTCTTTTATACGCTGATATATAGTCATATTTACCACACTTTCAAAAATGATTAAGAAAAATAATCTATAAATTAGTTGACATGTAGAAAAATAGGCTATATATTTATACGTGTAGCAAGGCAAACTACAAAAATACAAAATATTAGCTTTATACATGTTGATATGATGATTATTTTTCTATGCCTTAATTGTAGAATAATAGTCTACAAAAATCAATAGTATAGATTAATAAATACCGAAAGGAGCTAAAACAATGATTTATGAAAACATCAGAAGAATAGCAAAAGAACAGGGTTACTCAATTAGAGACGTAGAAAAAGCCTTATTCTTTAGCAATGGATATTTGAGACGCTGGAAAGATAACGCACCAGTAAACAAACTTTTGCGAGTTGCTGACTTTTTAAACGTTGACTTGAATGACTTATTAGGACGTAAGAAATAACAGAAAGGAGCGATGCTGAATGTTAAACCTAGTATTTTATACAGATAACACGTTAAAGGCTGAACCATACACGACACCGGAAATAATTGCAAATAATACAGGCAATTCATTAAAGGCGGTTAATCAATTAGTTAGATACAAGAAAGAACATTTAGAACGTTTTGGAATTTTGACATTTGAAATGGCTAAATTAAACGGACGTGGTAGACCTAGAAAAATCTATCACTTGAACGAACAACAAGCCACATTACTAATTACATTCTTGGATAATACGCCACAAGTTGAATTATTTAAGGTTGCCTTAGTCAAACAATTCTATGAGATGAGAGACGAGCTGAACAAAAGGAATCTTAACAGAGCAATAGAAAAGCCAATTAAAAAGACCTTGAATGATTGCATTAAAGACTGGAAATATACCAACAAACATGCTTATAGCAACATCAACAGACTATTAATCAAGGGTGCTACTGGAATGAGTATTCAAGAATTAAAGAAAAGTCGAGGCGATGCAAAGACCGCCCTTGATTTACTGACATCCAAAGAGCAAGAAACATATAAGACTTTAGAAAATAAAGTAATTGCATATATTAACGCTGATTTTGATTATAGCTTAATAAAAGCCTTGCTAACTGGTGGAAAAATCCAGATAGTACAGGAGCTAGAAAACGACTAACAACACCAACAACCCGCTTAAATATCGACGTAGAGAGGAGCTTTAAAAATGGAATCCATGACATCGCCAATTATTAAAGTCTATTTGACGGATGCACAATTTAAGGAACTCAAACAGGATTTACATTCAGTATTGACCTAGTTAATAACTTGATTGATGAACGTATTTAACAGGAGCAAGCCCCCCCTTATGTCAAAATTATTGAAAAAAATTTACTATACAACGGTGATGACCTACTTATACATTAAATTCGTTTTTCAAAAATAAAAATGCCCCACCATTTACCCTTCATACAAGCATTAGAAAGGAATGATATTACATGAATAAGCTAGATAATACCCCACATCAAGCAAGATTGCCAATTATTAAAGTTTATCTTACTGATGAACAATTTAAGCAACTTAAACAGGAGCTAAAAAACGACTTTAAAGATGATTTAGTTAGAGCAATCGCAAGAGATGAGATAGAAAAGTATGACCTAAAAGCCCCCTACTTAAAGCAAAAAGATTTTGCCAAGTGGATAGGCGAGAGTGTAGCAACAGTAAACGAGCTAAAGGCTCAAGGCTTACCAGTATCTTATGCACTAGGTACGGCAAGATATGGAAAGCAAAGTTATATTGACTTTATGAAATCAAGAGAAAACTTAGGATAAAGAGGTATAAAAATATGTACGATGAAAAATATATTGAAAAATTAGAGAAAAACATTATTAATATTAACATTGTTTTAGGCGTTGCTACTGATGAAGCACTAAACAACAATATAAACGAAACACAAGGGCTATTGTCAATATTATCAGAAGTTACTAATGACCTTGTTAATGAAATTTACAATAGATAGGAGGATTAAAACAATGGAAAAAATCACTGAATTAAAAACGATGCAAAACAACATAAATATCTTAGAAATATCAGATGAATTAGCAAAATGTTCAATACAATTAGATAACATCGCCGAGTTAATAGAAATTAATTTAACCATATCAAAATTAAAAGATTGTGATGAACTAACTAGAATCTATTTTTTAGCAGATTATATTAAGCAACTTTCAAGCAAGTTAGATAATTTTAGCAATGAAATTATAAAGGATGATGCCAAATGATATTGATTAATGGAATACCAGCATCCAACGAGCTAGTAACAATTTTTAGCATGGTAAAAGGTGCTACTTTAGAGAATCCAGTTAAAACAAAAGATTTAAAGCGTGCTACTGGATTAAGTGAGAGAAGTATCAGAATTGCAATAAACCGGCTTAGATTTGATTATGGCGCACCTATTGGAAGTTTGAGAGATGGAAACTTAAACGGCTATTACTTTATTACAACTATCGGAGATTTAGACGCCACCCGCTACCCTATCCAATCACAAATCAGAGAAGAATCAAGATTGATTAATAAGCTGGTAGATAACTTTTTAACTTGGAACGAGGAGGAATAAAAGCAATGCCAATATATACGCTTAATTTAATCCAGTACATTACATTAATTGCCTTGTCTGTTAGTGCTGGATATATATTACATGGAATAGTTAGAGCAATTAAGGACGGTACTTTTTTTGACTGAGAGCAAAAGAAAAAGCCTATTCAGTTAGTGGCTGAATAAGCTCAAGAATAAAATACCTTAAATAACCACAAATAAATATTAATTCATTTGTGCTTTTTGATTATAACATACATGAATAAACCTAAACAGAGTGTAATTAAATACACTCTTTTTTAAGAGAGGAGCTGTAGCGATGCAAGAAAAAGAAATACTAAAATTAAATAAAGATATTAATAACTACATTAGAGATTTTAACCGTTTTTATGACAATACAGAAACATTAATAGACTTAGGTAAAGAAATAGAAGACCTAAGAAACCAAGTAACTAGATTAGAAAAAACTGATACAAATGATTTTCATCTTGAGAGACTGAAAGAAATCCATAATATGAAAATTGATTTATACAATGAACTACTTGCCCTAGATAAACATAACATTATTATTTTATGGCAGGAAACAAGCAAGATACTTAAAACAATGAATAAAGTAAGTGATAAGGATTTAAGGGATAACCATCCAGACCTTGATATAAAAATGTTTAGAGAATTACAAGCAAACATCAAGGGTAAAAATAAATTATTCAAGCCCCCTTTTAAAGTACGGCTTAAATACAAAATCAATCAATTATTTAATTGGAGGCGTACAGGATGCAAGCAATGGATAGACTAAACCAAGTAATTAAGATGGTACAAGCTGGAATATATGTATATCCTATTGTACCTAATGGAAAGCAACCAATAAGAAATTATAGCTACTTAAAAGCAACACAAGACATCGCCTTAATAAAAAGGTGGTTTATGGATGAACCTAATATAAATATTGGCTTGAATCTTGCTAAAAGTAACTTGATTGTAGTTGATATAGATAATCATAACAACGATTTACAAGCACCATTACAAAGCCTTAGTAATCTAGGTTATAAGCTACCATCTGATTATGTAGAACTTACTCAGTCAGGCGGTTTACATTACTATTACCGAACTAATGGAAATATACCAGCAACCAGAAAAACAAAGTTTATAGATGGTGTAGATTTACTCAGTGATTTTGTTGTTTCATCGCCAAGTAATAATTATAAGGTGCTGAATGGTGCTACATTGGACGATATACCAGAAGTACCGAACTGGATAATTAAAGCATTGGATAATAGAGCGATGCCGAGCGATAGGATGCAAGACAACCCCACGCCTTACCGTAGATACTACACAGGTTATTTAATTGATGAGATAGTAACCGGCGTGGATGCCGGCAACAGAAACAACTGGATAGCGTCAATATTCGGAAAACTGTTAAGAGCTGGAGCAAGTCCAAAGAATGCTTATAGTTTACTACAGTTGATTAATGATAATTATGTATCGCCACCCTTACCAAGTAAGGAATTAGACAACGTGGCTGAGAGCATACTTAAAAGATTTATTAATGAATAACAGGAGTTGAGACAATGGCAAGCGATGAAAGTACTAATAAAGGTTTATTTGATTTAATGGATAAAGCCACCGAACAAATAGAAAAGAAAAAACAAAAGCCCGTTACCATGAATCAGTTATTTAGCATCTTGAAAGAGCAAGGTCAAAACTGGAGAAATGAACATGTAAAAGTCTTAAAGAACGGAGAAGAACGTATACAATACGTACCGCCTAGAACAATAGCGGATATCTTAAAAAGATATGTTATTTTTGCCGTTATCGGAAAGAAAGAAAAAGATTTTGAAAAGGCTAATCTTGCATATTATGACTTGGATGCCGGTATATATAAATATAATGTTACTAACATTCAGAAGTTAATTATAGCGGTAGAACGTAGCACCAGCATTAAACAACGGCGTGAAACAATGGAATATTTAAGACTGGAGGCACAAAGAAAACGCCCTAGCGATGATAGTAATTTAATCATTGTTGGTAATGGTGTATTTAACAAGAAAACAAAAAAATTAGAGCCTTACAACCCTAGATATATATTCACATCCAAAATATCAACTAACTACAACCCAGACGCACAAGAGCCAAATTTTAAAGGCTGGAGTTTGTCTGAATGGTTTAAAGACATCGCAGAAAATGACAAAGACAAAGAAACTCTATTATGGCAATCGTTAGCTTGTGCAATCAATCCAAACTTAACGCCGGACGTTGCTATATTCTTAGTTGATAACGGACAGGGTCGAACTGGAAAAAGCACGTTTGAAAGATTGTTAGAAAATCTTGTCGGAATTGACAACCATGCACCATTGAAATTAAAAGAATTTGAAGAAGATTTTAAACTTGCAAATGCTCAAGGCGTTAAATTAATCATTGGAGATGACAACAACCCTAATGACTACAACAAGACCAGCGAGAACTTTAAACGGGTAGCAACTGGAGAAACAATTCTAATTAATCCAAAAGGACAACCGCCCTTTTCTACTCAGTTTAATTGTTTCATAGTTCAGTCAATGAACGGCTTGCCAAGATTTAAAGATGATAGCGATGCACTATTAAGGCGTATCAAGATAATCAAATTTAACCACCAATACAACGACAAGACCGCCAACAAAGACATTAAAGAAAAATACATCAAAGATAAAAGATTGTTAGAGTGGATACTCTCAAAAGTAATTGTTATGGATTTTGATTTTATGACAGACACCGAAGAGAGCAGGCAAGAAATCAAAGAATTAAAGATAGCTAATGACCCAGTAGCCTATTATGTAAATGAACATATAGACGATTTAAAAAGTCAAAGATTGCCAATAGTATTTTTATTTAAACACTTTCAAGCAACATCAGACTATGAAAACAACCCGCAGAAGATGAAACAACAAACATTTACAAGACGGATTAGACCACTGTTAGAGGCTAAGGGTTACACGTATAGCCGTAATAGTTTAGCACCGTTGACATACTGGAATACAGATGACGAGAAGTTACTAGAACAATATGACATCAATTATAAATATCGTTGACATCGCAAAGTATCAACCATTATTCGAGAAACCAGAAGACAACCAAGATAAAACCAACATCTAATTATATTGTTGGTTTATATGTTGGTAAAAAAAATATTATTATATCAAGGTTTAAAGGGTATAAACCGACTAACCAACTAACCAACATAATTACTATATATATAATAGTAGAAAATATGTAACATGAGTATGTAAGATATTTTTTATATAATAAAAGACTAAAAATAAATGTTGGTTGTGTTGGTTGTGTTGGTATCGTTGATATATCAAGGGTTTCAAGTACCAACATAAACCGACTAACCAACACTTTAATGATAAAAACACCTTAAATAATACTAACCTTGATTTAGTCTTGAAAATAAATAATAAAGGCGTGGTATGTAGTGGACTTGATGCAATTATCAGACCTATTAGACAATAACGATAATAGAGAAATTGACCTAAGCAAAACCAGAATTAAAGTAACTCAATTCATGGATAATCAGTATCAACAATTAAAGTATCTAGCTAATACAAGCCCTTTAAATTCAATTAGCTATGATAATGTTAGAGTTCAGACATCGCAAAGTAATTCAACCGAAGATAAAACCATACGGCAATTACAGGCTAAAGAGTATTTAAGAATCATTGATGATTGTATTAATTCATTAGATGACATCAAGAAAACGATATTCAAAGGTAAGCTAATAGATTATTTAACAAGTTACCAACTGGAAGAACTGACTGGATATAGTGAAAGGCAAATACTAAGGATATCAAATAATGCTTATGTTGAGTTTGCTCAAAAGCTAAAGTTAGTTACTGACATTGATTTACTGGAATACAAAGAATAATATAATATGGATGCAGGTATTTATTTACACTGACTTAATGAGTGCTATTAATTGGCACTCTATTTTTTACTTGTAATTATAATACATGTATTATATAATATATATAGGTTATGAAATAGGACTAGCTACCCTATTGATTAACTTAGTGGAATGTTGGAAAGCTGGACGCCGTTCAATCAATACAGACACCACGGAGGCGGAGCTTATGACAACTAGGATAAGGCTGGAGTGTTTAAAATTAGCTTGGCTATGGTTATCCTTGCATTAAGTCGCTTAGTTCTAAATATAGCGCATGCTTACAGGATAATAAAAAAAGCTAACCACGATTACAACAATCGTAATTAGCTAACACACTTAAGCTTTAAACATCCACGGTTAAGGGTAACAGGTTCGGAGCTGTTGCCCTTTATTCATATACAATAATACATGTAATAGATTTAAAAGTAAAGTAAAATCATTAGAGGAGCGATGAAAGATGACAAACAAAACCACTGACAAAATGAAAAAGCAAGTTGGATATAATAGAAAATGGAACGAGCAAAACAGAGAACATAAAAGATATTTAAGTAAGAGAAGTACGGCTAAAAGTTTTCTAAGGGTTGCCACTAAAGAGGATATACAAGCTATTATAGATTTTGCTAATGAACAACTGAATGAACGCTTTTAATTACATGTTGCCACTTGGTAGCATGTTTTTTTTATTGCATCCAAAACGCCGTTATTACATCAGTTAATACAATTACATAGCTTACTGGATTTACAGACGCTTAGAATCAACATGACAGACACCGTTAATGACTTGATTTATAGAATCGTAGCAATTCAAAGCAAAACAAAAAAGCCACGATATAAACACCGTAGCTCATGACTAAAGATAAAATAAGATTTATTAAGTGTAAAAGGAGTCTGTTTAATATCCTTGAATAATTAAAGTATAGCATGCACCTATTAACTAATCAAACAATACCACTCTTAAAACTCAAAAAAACACCATTCTGAGACATTTTACCAATTCTAATATAATTACACTCAATCACAATTAAACGAGCTAATACCTATCAGAATTTAAACCATAGTTACATGATTATTGAAATACTTATAGCATCGCACCGACTGGAGTACATGCCGGAATCTATGCACGTTTTAGAATTGTGAATTTAAATAATCGGAGAAAATCGGAGTTTTGTGACTTTTTAAAAGTGCTTATATGATTGATACATCAATGTTTAGAGTGGTTAAGGTATTTTAGATTGTCTAATTAATCCAGTTTACAAAAGTTTACAATACAGGAGCTTAGACCATTCTTACACATCGAAAACATTATAATATCAACGTTTATAACACTTATCCACAATCAAAAAGTTATCCACAAGTAACCAAACAGACTAAAATCACACACCGAAAACGTGAAGAAAAGTGAAGTATTTGCACCCTTTTTAATTGCGATGGAATGACTGTAATTACTGGAATCGTAGCATTTATAGAGCTTGTTTGAATTGCGATGACTTTACTTAAAATGTTGGATTGATTTTACATTAATTATTGCGATGGTATGCAGGAGCTAAAAGACTGTTACATCAAGTAATACATTGATTTAGTAGACGCAATAAAACGCAATTTCAGACCCTTTTTAATATCCAAAATAAAGCACCTTACAGACGTTTTAAATTCACTTAATCTATTTACATTCAGACAATAAAAAAAACTTGCCACCGTATCAGTAGCAAGCTAGAGATTATTATTCTTGATTTAGACTTGAATAATAATATTATAGCATAACTAAAAAAAAGCATCGGACGGATGCCAACACCTAATATATATATTCATGTTACATTGATATTTAAACGGGTTGCTAATAGTCTGTTAGTAGTCTGTTTGACAGTCTGTATTATCCTTAATCATTCAAAATCATTTATAATCAACATCGCCAAGAATGCTATTATATAAGGCTTTTATTGAACATTCTTAATCATTCATATATAGCAGGGTTGTTTTGTTTAAGTTTACAATA